GTCACGCTCACGCCCACGATGATGGCGTCAAGGGGACGCTGGCCTTGCGGGAGCGCCAGCGGGGTGACGCTCACACCCTCGATCTGCGCCATCAGCCGACGCAACAGACGCAAGGGAAGCACGGTCGTCTGGCTCAGTGCCGCCACCGTCGCTTGCAAGTCGCGCACGAGGAACCCGATGGCGAGGGGCGTCACGCTGGCGCTCGGCACACCAGCCGTCAGGGGGCGGAGAACGCGACTCTGGGCACTGGGCGTCTGACTGCTGCTGCTCAGAGTTGTGCTGAGGCGTCGCAGGGTGGTGCGGGTCACTCCTGGCGTGAGACTCGTCCCAGCAAGGGTCGCCTGGAACGCCACGAGCTTGACCAGCCGTCCGGCAGATGTCGTACTGGTGGCATTGGCAATGACGCGAAGGTTCCTGCTCTCCCGAATCGTCACTGCTGGTGTTGTCGTGCTGCACACCACCTGTGCGGTCAAACGTCGGATGGTCCGCTCCGCGCTGGCCGGGGTGGCACTGATGCCGTTGATCTGCGCAAGAAGCGCACGCACGCCGCCCATGGTACTCGTGGCTGCGGGCGTGATGCTGACGCCAGCCACACTAGCAGTGAGTCGGCGGATCGTGATCGTCAGACTGGCAGGCGTGACACTGAGTGCGGCTGCCACGGCCGTGAGACGGCGCGTGAGAGTGCGAGTGCTCGCAGGGGTCACACTCGTGCCGGACGGCTGAGCCAGGAGCAGATGCAGGACACTCCGCGCACTGGCCGGGGTCAGGCTCGCTCCAGCAACGACGGCACTGATGCGACGAACCACGGTCCGCGCTATCGCTGGAGTCGTACTTGCACCGGCCAGGACCGCGACAAAGTTACGCAGCGTCCCCAGACTGGCTGCTGCGCTAGGCGTGGTACTGACGCCCGCTGTGACTGCGACAAGCCGGCGCGTCGTGATCTTGGTACTGGCAGGGGTGGTACTCGCACTCGCCACGGCGGCGGTGAGACGGCGGACCGTCGTGCGCGTACTGGCAGGCGTGGTGCTGACGCCCGCCACAGCCGCAACAAGGGGCCGTACCGTGGCGATTGTCCCGACAGCCGCAGGCGTGGTGCTGACGCCCGCCACGATCCCCGTGATCCGCCGCAGGGTGGTGCGGGTACTGGTCGGCGTGACACTGGCACCAGCGACCGTTGCACTCACGCGGCGCAGAGTGATCTTCGTAGTCGCTGGGGTGGTACTAGCGCCAACAACCGTCGCGGTAAGCACGCGCAAGGTCAGGAGCTGGGCCGTCGCCGCAGGTGTCGTACTGGCCCCTGGCACGATGGCCGTCACACGGCGTTGCAGGACACCCGCACTGGTCGGGGTGATACTGCTCCCGACAAGCGTGGCTGCCAGACGGCGCAGCGTGGTTTTGACGATAGCCGGCGTCGTACTCGTGGCGACCTGGATTGCCGCGAGGCGCCGGGTCGTGAGGATGCCGCTCGTCGGGGTGGTACTCGCTGCAGCAAGGATGGCCGTCAGGCGGCGCGTGATGGTCTTGCCGATGGTGGGCGTGGTACTGGCACCAGGCAAGATCGCGGTGAGACTCCGCAGTGCTCGCGAGGTCGTGGTAGGGGTCGTGCTGGCACCAGGCAGCACGGCGGTCAGGCTGCGGGCTTCGGTGGTCAGACTGACCGGGGTGGTACTGGCCCCTACGACCGTGGCGGTGAGAAAGCGCGCAGTCCCGACAGGGGCAATGCTGGTCTCAATCCAGACCCCACCCGAGCGGAGCGTGGTCGCCGAGCGGATCAGGATCGGCATAGACTATCCTGTAGGTAGAATAGAGAGAGGCAGAAGATAATACAGCCCTGAGTAGACAGCCATTCAGCGGAGTCCTCTGGCAAATTCCTTCAGGAGCATGGTGACTCTAGGCCTAGAGAGATGATACATATACGCAATCTGCTCATGGGTGCTTCCACTGAAAAGGAACGCTGTGCCTATGTCTCGTAGTCTTGGATCAGCTATCCTATAGAGCCTGCAGAGGACACGATAGAGCTTCTCGGCTCGCTTGCCAGTATTGGTCAAGTGCTCATAGTACGCCTGCTGAATATCCTTGAAGCCTATGCCACTAAACGTCTTTGCACCATAGAGCTTTCGCACAGCATGGGCATACCGTACACGGAGGCTGACTGTAGGATACTGCAGCTTATAGAGGTCCATCTCTTGCCGGACATCCCAGTAGTCATGGTAGGTGAATCGCGAGAGTTTCCTCTTCAGTTGAGCGCCAGTGATCTCTCTTTTCATGGACTCTCATCATCCCAACTGCATACGCACTTGCATAATTCATTGATTTTACTTAGCTCAGAGTCACCGTAAAAGCGGTGGCGGCGAATTGAACAGTATCATTTAGGACTGGTTGTTGATCAACTATATTACTGTTGTCATAGGCTATAACGGCCCCTGCGCCACTCGCAGTGTCAATGAGAAGGCAGCTCGTCACCGTGCCCCAGCTCCCAGTTGGCGTGGGGAAGGTGATCGCTTGCACGTTATTGACGGAGCCACCACTGATGGCACTCCAAGCGGGAGATGCCCCGCCAGTGACATTGACGATTTGCCTTGTGTAAGCGCTTCCACTGACTTCAGTAAAATCCCCAATCCCGGCCGCCGTATCGGCCAGGGTCGTCGTGGAGAGCCCCACGTAGGTGGCAGGCTTGGTATAGGCCTGATTGCGAAACATGCGGTTAAACAAGCTGTGCACTGTGCCATTCGTGAATCCGGCACCCGATGATGCCGACATTTGCACCTGTATCTGCCCATTAGGAATAGTCGGAGTGTTCCCGCTGACGGGCGCGAAACTGGCCGTAAAGCTCCCATACGCGAGGATATTCCCAGCCCCATAGGTAGCGCTATCGACAATCGCCCAGTCAACAATGGTCCCCCACGTGCCCGTCGCAGGAGGAAACGTACAGTCGGCGTTCTGGATGACCATACGCGAGGCGGCCGCGCCAAACGTAATCGCCGTGCGCGCGTAGCCGTTGGTGTTTGCGACTTCGGTCATACTCGCACCAGTCGAGGTATCGGCGAGGGGACTTGTGGCAAGGGCTACATAGACGGTAGCGACACTGGTATATGAAGTAGCACCGAATATGTGTGTCAGTAACTGGTCTTCCGCATAGTTCGATAAGGACCCCAAGGTACACTCCTCCCTTACGTCTTGCTACGACGGGCGTGCTTGGCCGCAGCAGCTGGTACCTCTGGTACAGCCGGATCCCACAGCACCTTGCCCGTCTCGTCCTCTTCAATGCGGAGCGGTGTGCGACCAGCCGCCTGATCATGGACCGCCTGCACCTGGGCTTCTTCGAGGGTCGCAAAGGGTGTGCGGACTTCAGGAACCTGGGCAATCCCACAGGCCCGTCCATCAGAAATGAGGTACACCATATAATATTACCCTTCTTCCCATTCCAAATAGCCCTGGCAGTTGACAATAGCCGGGGCAGTGACACGAATGGCCAGGGCATCGGCGGTGACAATCTGCTCAGGCTCTCGGCCCAGGGGGAACTGGATCACGAGCACCCCGTTGTAGACGGGCACCAACCAGCGTTTCCACACCGAGAGGGCAGTGGGCTCTGCGGCATAGGCCTGAGCGGCGGTCGCCTGCACGGTGCGGGTCGGCCCGCGAATCTGATAAATGGTTGGCGTGGTCCCCGGCGTACCTGCCCCCGCCTGCGTGGAATAGCACAGCTCCACCGTGGCCGGAATCGCCGTCGGCGTGATGCCATCAAAGCTCACGCTCAACTCGACAATGCGCGTTAGCCCATTGGCGGCCGTAATCAGGTTGAGGATCGTCTTCGCCGTCGCGGCGCTCAGGGCGACCGAGCCAATGGTCGAGAAGACATAGCCAGCGGCCACAACCACGCTCCTTAGAAAGCACTTGCCCGTGGAACAGCCTGCCCGATGACCCAGGCCGTCTGGCGCGCACCACCAGTGACTGCGACCAGGGCCCGTAGCCTCGGCATACTGGGGCGCAGACTCCACGCAATGGGTGGGCCTTGCTCTGTCGCGAGCGTGCCCCCAACCGTCCACGTGGTCCCATACTGGGCCACATCGGTATGGAGCAGCATCGGGTGCCAGCTCAGGAGATTGGCCACACGCACGGGCTGATAACAGCGCATTTCCGTCTGAATTTCTTGCTGGGTCAACACCGCATTCCAGATTTTAATCGCCGCAATGCGGGCATTCATCGGATCGCCCCCCGCATCATCGCCCACGATGATGCGCGTAGACGTGATCGCTGCGGCGGCCGTTGTCGTAATTTCGTTGACGCTGTTGTAGTACCCTTTCAACAGATTCGCCCCGGTGCCCGCGCACGTCAGCGCGTAATGGTTCCAGATATTGGTCGCCACAATGCTTGTGCCCACCACCACTGTCGACCCATTGTACACGGCTGGACGAGCGATATTCCCCGCTGATCCCCCCTGGCCCACCGCCATAAAATTCCCGGTGATGGGTGTCGCCCCCAGGGAGATCGCCCCCTGAAAGAGCCCCGTCCCCGTGATCAAGGCGGCGCAGGACGCCCATGCCATGAGCGTGGTCGTGGCAATGGCAGGGAGGTTCGTTGTCCGATTGAGATTGTCGGTCGAGGCATCGAAACGTGCGGCCATACGTCATTGATTTCTCTACGTTTCACGCCCAAGAATAGTCCATAGTTCACTATTTCCTGCCATAGTATCCGCAATATCCCTACGGACCCGCACGATCCCCAACTCGTTATTCGCCCAGCTATCCATGTCCGCGCCATCCGTAAAGGTGATCGTCGAGTTGAACAGGAAGCCCGACGTGCCTGGCGCGGTATCAGCCGACGAGGCGTTGTAGTCATACGTATGCGCCACGTCCACATCATCCGTGCCTACCAGTAAGCGCCGAATCCCAATCCCCCAGATAACGGTGCCCGAGGTGGCCGTAGCGGCCGTCCAGGGCAGGGTAAACGTCAGCCCCCCGCCGCCGTAGCCGCGCAAGGCACAGAGAAAGTCCAGGTACCAGGTCGTGGCAGCATCAAACGCCCAGACATTGTTGCCTTCGGCTGGGGTCGAGCCCCCCACACGCCGGGTCAACACTGCATACAGCGTGGTGGGGGGAATCACCTCTATGACTTGGACCACTGGATCGCCGCTTGCCATCGCTAACTTCCCTTGACGTAGCGCTTGCTGACGATCAGGTTACTCATGTGCGCCTTGTCGGTCGTGGTCAGGGCCGCCCGGGCCGGTTGGGGCAGCGCCGCATTGGCCGCGGCGGCATTGGTGTTGTACCAGTCATCCAGCGCATTCACCGCCGCCCGGATATCGGCCTTGGTAATCGTGAAGGGGCCAGCAGCGAGCGCCATGAACTCTTGCGTCACATCCGCCCGATCCTGGTCACTCAGCACCGCCATATGTCATCTCCTACGCGCGAATCAGCGTCACCATGACCCCGCCACCACTCACCCCATAGCCGCGCAACAGATCGCGCACCTCGGCAGGCATGGCGCGGCTGGCGGGCGTCGCACGGCTCGTTGCCGTCGTGCCAGGCTGAAAGTACTCGATACTCGTTTCCCCCATAACCGTGCGCTTGACAGAGCCTGCCTCGACACCGCTGGCACTCGCGCTACTCTCTTCCAGCAAGGCCAGGGCATAGAACGCCGTAGCTTCCTGCACCGTCAGCGGGATGGTCTGCGGATCGACAGCCTGTCCCTGGCGCGTGGTGACGCCCGTGCGTGGCCAGCCCAGAGCTTGTGTGTCGCTGGTCGGCGAGCCCGCCCACAGCATCTGGGTCTCCAGGAGGCGTGTGGCCGTCATGAGCGCTGCTTCGCGCTTGGCCAGGAGCGTGACCTCGTCGCTCGGCAGTTGCGCATACCAGGCGTGCGTATCGAGGTGCGCCTGGAGCAAGGCGGTGGCTTGCGTCACAGTCACGTAGGACGTGCTGGCTGGACCGCCGACAGTGGCATCAAGGGCCATGGGCTAACTCCGACTGCGCCGGGTACTTTCTTCCGCATGCGCCGGGGTCGCAGCATGGGCAGGTTCCGCATGCGCAGGTGCGGCTGGGACCACCGGCGCCCCCAGGGCCTGGCGATGGGCGAGCGGATCCACCACCGCTCCCGCGGCCACGGCTTTCGCTTCCTCGGCCGCAGCCGCCCGCGTCGCGGCGCGTTGTTCGGGCGTCTGCAACTCCGGTGGCGGATTCACGTTGACGTTACGCATACGGTTCAGGGCGGTTGCCTTCTTGTCGGTGCTCTCCTGCATTTCCTCTACCGTAGCATAGCGGTGATCCCCGATCTGCACGGCCTCGCGGGCGTCAATCGAGTGCATGTAGATATAATCACCAGTTTCGATATTGACCACCATCACAGGATTTTCCGGCATTTTGTACTACTCCTCTATGGGCCAAGAGCGGAGTCCTTAGAAGACGCTGACGATATCGCCTACTCTGACACCTAAACCCGCGTTGTTAGCTGCCTTGGCCAAGAAACTCCCCGCAACAATTCCAGGGGTCGTGCCGCCAATCGCATAGTTGACGCGCATGAACCGGCAATCACTATCCAATGCTGCAGCAATCTGGCCCTGGATGGGGAGATGCACACGGCCCGCAGCTTGTGTTGGAGGGATGGTCACAGATGCTATCGTTGTATACGTACCGCCTACCACGTCACTCACTTGGAGGTTAAACGTATATGTTCCGGTAGCGACTGTCCCTGACCAGTATAGTACCCAGTCACATGTAGGAAGGAGCCGGGGATAGAGGAGAACGCCGGTCCCTGAACCATTCGCAGCAAGGGCCGCGCCGGGCGTGAGGAGAGCCATTCCGATGTCAAAGACTTGGACACTCATAGTTAGCCCTTTAAATTCAAGTGCATATAATGAGACTAGGCAACAACGGCAGCGTTCTTAATTCCCCGAAGACGGGCGATAGCCTTGCCAGACATAACACTAATGGAACTAAACCATTCTACGCGGGTACGCAAGACAGGCTTAGTTTCTAATTCACCCAGGTCTCTTGTGTCTACCGGCCCGTTCTGAAGCCCGATGAGCCGCCCATCGCCCATGCTGACGCAATAGATACTCGTACTGGCCGCAGCGCCACCACCGGGATTTGCCTCGGTGAACGGGAGGATCTGCTGGCCCTGGTTATCCTCGTCCGCCAGGAGTATTGGCAGCCCGTTGTAGACCGCGACGCGTTGGCCGAACGATGACAGCTCCCACGTGATAAAGCCGGCGACGCCCGTAGCGCGTGCCGCTTGTGTCAACCGCAAGCTCATTGTCTTGTTCATGATCAGCGCCGTGGGGTCGTCCACTCGCGAGATCAGCGTATCGAGGAGGAACAGACTCAGCGCATCCCCGCCGGAGGTGGCACCAGCGTCAATGAGCTGGCTCGATCCGGCAGGGATCCGCCGCTGGAGCCCGTCAAACTCCCGCGGATCGGCAGAGCTATCCCCTTTGACGAACGCCAACGTCCAGCGGTGGGCGAGCGCCTTCACCTTCATCCCTTCATGCACGCTACGTTGATTCGCGCCCATCGTCTGCACGATAAAGCGGTCTACATCCAAATCGCCACCGGCAATAACAAGCGATTCAGTAATAGGATTAAGTACACCAACGGATTCCGTAAAGCCCTCGTTGACTCCACGAAAGCCCACACCAGGGAGCGTGTCTTCGCGGTTATATTTCAAGGCGTTACCGGGGATAGACTCAAACGGGAGGACTCGCAGGATGTCACTATTGCGGGCGTACATCTCGACAATGGCGGTACGGACCACGTCACCGGGGTCCAACTTTGCCGCTTCCACAATGGTCAGCGCCATAGCACGTATTTCCTCACGTCATCACGGCGCTAGGACGCTGCCAGGGCGTGGGATTAGCGCCGGTTCTGTTGTAGTTCGCGGTAGCGGGTTAAGCGCTCCGCAGGCGGCAGGGCATTCCAGTCAATGCCGTCCGCCCCGCCAGCATGATGGGCAGGCGCACCACTCCCGCCGCTCGGTGGCCACAGGTGCGGGGCTTCCGTTTTGAGGCCGGTCATCCACTCGTCAGGCGAGAGCGGGGAGATGCCGTCCTTGCCGTACCTGATGTCTTCCCCTTGCTTTGACACTACATTCCCTTGCTCATCCAGGTCGACGAAGACTGACAAGCCCCGCTGTACGGCGTCAGGCATCGCGCCCTTCGCCACGCCAGCCCGGGCTGCGGCGTCCAGGAGGGCCGTCTTGATCCGGTCCTGGCGCCAGCGCTTGTCCAGGTCGGCGGCGGTGGCTTTGAGTTGGTCGTTTTCGCGGCGCACCGTTTGAATCTGGCGCTCGTGATCAGCCTTCATGCTCTCAGTACGACGCACGACAAGGGCTTCGATACCCTGCTTGTCGTACACGTCGGCATCGTCGAGGCCCTTCACGCGGTCTTGGAGCTTGCGGTAGTCATCAGGGTCGATCCCTTCAAACTTGACCTTCAGATCGGACAGCGTCTTCTCCGTATCTCTCCGAAGGTTTCTCTCTTGAGTGAGAGCGTTCTTCAGGCCACTGACGTCTTCCATAGGCGGATCCAGTTGGAGCACCCACCGTCCATCCCGTTCGGTGTAATGGTCCTTCAGGGCCATGGGCACGTCGGTCTCAGTCTCGAACAATTGCTTTAGAGCCATAGCGAACCATCCCGGTTGCTAGAGGGGGAAACACGCCTGCATCCCACAGGCGAGCGGGGACGGCCTGCGACATCCCGCCACAAGCCAAAAAAAAG